CTAGGATTATTATTCCTTTGTTCTATCAAAATACATTAGTTGGATTTCAAGGAAGAGCACTTGGTCCAAATAAGATTAAATATATTACTGTAATGCTTAACGATGATGCTCCAAAGATTTATGGTCTCGATGATATAGAAAAAAATGAAACCGTTTACATCACAGAAGGTCCTTTTGACTCAACTTTCATTCGCAACGCGATTGCTCTTTGTGGAGCTGATGGTGATGTTAGTAAGTGGGGTATTTGTGATTGTGTGTGGATCTATGATAACGAACCACGAAATGCAGAAATCCACTCAAGAATCTCCCGTGTCATTGATAGGGGAGAAAAGGTAGTTATCTGGCCTTCATCAATAAAAGAAAAAGATTTGAACGATATGATTTTGTCTGGACTAAAAGTTCAATCTGTGATAGAATCAAACACATATTCTGGACTAGAAGCAAAACTAAAATTTACCACTTGGAAGAAAATATGAGCAACGGAACCAAAGTAAAGAAGCGAGATGGTCGAATTGAGTCTCTTGACTTAGATAAGATGCATTTGATGGTTGAAGAAGCGTGTAAGGGTCTTGCAGGGGTCTCTGCAAGTCAAGTTGAGATGACTTCTGGTATTCAGTTTTATGATGGAATTACAACGGGCGAAATCCAAGAGATTTTAATTCGCTCCGCTTCTGATTTAATTGACTTGGATCATCCAAACTATCAATATGTTGCTGCCCGTCTTCTGCTTTTTGCAGTTCGTAAGCAACTTTATGGTAAGATGAGAGAACTTCCCACTCTTGAACGGCATATTTACAATTGTGTAAATACTGAGGTTTATGATAATGAAATTTATATTAAGTACTCAAAAGAGGAAATTGAAAAAGCTGATTCCTATATCGATCATAATCGTGACTTCTTGTTCACTTATGCAGGTCTACGTCAAGTCGTTGATAAATACCTCGTGCAGGATAGAAGCACTGGTGGTGTATACGAAACACCTCAGTTTATGTACATGATGATTGCTCTGACTATTTTTGCAGAGTATCCAAAAGAAATCAGAATGTCATATGTTCGGAGGTACTATGACGCAATCTCCAAACACAAAATCAACATTCCAACTCCCATCATGGCAGGGGTTAGGACACCACTGCGACAATTTGCTAGTTGTGTTCTTGTTGATGTTGATGACACCCTCGATAGCATCGGTAGTAGTGATTTGGCTATTATGCGCTATGTTGCTCAAAGGGCGGGCATCGGCATCAACGCTGGCAGAATCCGTGGGATTAACTCTAAAATCAGAGGCGGAGAAGTTGCTCATACTGGGGTTATCCCATTCCTCAAGAAGTTTGAAGCAACTGTCCGATGCTGTACACAGAATGGCATCAGAGGTGGAAGCGCAACAGTACACTTCCCAATCTGGCACCAAGAAATAGAAGACATTATTGTTCTTAAAAATAATAAAGGAACCGAAGATAATCGAGTTCGTAAATTAGACTATAGTATTCAAATCAGCAAACTCTTCTATGAGAGATTCATCCAGGATGGTGAGATTACTCTTTTCTCGCCACACGATGTACCTGGACTATATGATAGTTTTGGACTCCCTGGTTTTGATGATCTTTACTGTCAATATGAAAAGGATCCGTCTATTAAGAAAAAAACTGTTAAAGCACAAGAACTTATTCTTAATCTTCTCAAAGAACGTGCAGAAACAGGTCGTATCTATATTATGAATATTGACCACTGCAACTCTCACTCTTCATTTAAAGATCAGATTACGATGAGTAACCTTTGTGTTGCTGGTGATACTAAAATTAAAATTAGATATCCAAAACCTGAATATGAAGATTATGGTGGGGATATTTGGAATTGGTATGTTGTTGAAGAAGAGATTGAAATTAAAGACCTAGAAGATTATATTATTGATAGAGAATGTAACATTAGTCATTATGCAGCATATGAAGGAGACCCTTGTGAGGATGTTCCTGAAATAGAAGTTCTTTCTTACAACACAGAAACCAATCAACAAGAGTGGAAATCTATTACTGATTTTGTTGAAACTTCTCCAAAAGCAAAAGTAATGAAAATTACTGATGAAGAAAGTGGGAAGAGTATTGTTGTGACACCAGAGCACAAAGTATTCACTAAAAATCGTGGATATGTTATGGCAAAAGAATTGGTTGAAACTGATGAGTTGGTAATCAACTAATATCATAGGAAGTGTAATTTCTATATTTTATAAATAGTTATGAGATTACACTTCCTACAATGAAAACATATATTGTTTATAAAATTACTAATAAGAAAAACGGAAAAAATTACATAGGAAAAACTGAATACTCTTTGGAACATCGTTGGAGTCGTCATTTATCATCAGCAAGAAATGGTTCTAAATTTAGATTTCATTCTGCGATTAGAAAATATGGGGAAGATTGTTGGGATTTATCTGTGATTGAAACCTATCAAACTGAAGATGAAAATTTCATCAACGAAAAAGAATCACATTTCATTAAACTCTTTGAAAGTGATACTAAAAAAGGTTATAATGCAACTTCAGGTGGAACTGGTGGGTGGATGCTTCCAAGATGCTCGCAGGAGGTTCAGGAACAGTGGAGAAATGATATTTCTATAAGAACTATTGGTTCTAATAATCCAAACCATTCTGGTTATAGTGATGAAGATTTAATTAATTTTGGACTCAAATTCATTCAAAAATATAATTTTATTCCTGGAATAAAAAGACTAATTAAGTTTTGTAAAAATGAATTAAATATAGATTTTCCAAAAAGTTTTTCTAAAAATAGATTTGGAGGAAAACGAACTGAATATGCAAAACTACTTGAAGAAAGAAGTGGATTAAAATTTAACCCTTATCATAGAACAAAAGAAGATAAAGAAAACCTTGCTAAAAAGGCATCAATAAACTCAACTATTATGTGGCAACAAAGGAGAAACAAAAATGATTAAGATTGAATACTTAGAAGAAGAAATCCCAGTTTATGATATTACCGTAGAAGGAACTCATAATTTCTTTGCAAATGATATATTAGTTCACAATTGCCAGGAAATAACTTTGCCGGTTTCTCCCCTCCAGCATATTGATGATGATAATTACGCAGAAATTGCTACATGTATACTCTCAGCGATTAATGTTGGCAAAGTAAAGTCTGATGAAGAACTTGAAGAACTTTGCGATCTTTCCGTTCGTGGTCTTGAAGAACTAATTGATTATCAAAATTATCCAGTAAAAGCAGCGGAAAATTTCACAAAACGCCGTCGTTCTCTTGGTATTGGTTTTATTGGTCTTGCTCATTATCTTGCTAAACTTGGGTTTAATTATGATTCGCAAGAGGCATGGGATGCAGTTCATGGACTTTCTGAATCTTTCCAGTATTATCTTCTGAAAGCATCTAATCAACTTGCAAAAGAGAAAGGACATTGTGAATACTTTGGACGCACCAAGTATGCTGATGGCATTCTTCCAATTGATACTTATAAAAAAGATGTTGATGAAATTTCTTCTATTGGATTAGAACATGATTGGGAAGGTCTTAGAGCATCAATCCTGGAACACGGTCTCAGGCACTCAACACTGTCCGCACAGATGCCATCGGAGAGCAGTTCCGTTGTGTCAAATGCCACAAACGGAATTGAACCACCAAGAGATTATCTGTCCGTTAAGAAATCGAAGAAAGGACCACTTAAGCAAATTGTTCCACAATATCATACCCTTAAAAATAACTATACTCTTCTTTGGGAGATGTCTAGCAATCGCGGGTATATTAATATTGTTGCAGTTATGCAGAAATTCTTTGATCAAGCGATTTCTGGAAACTGGTCCTATAATCCAGAGAATTATGAAAATAATGAAGTTCCTACTTCAGTGATGGCAAATGATTTCCTTATGTGCTACAAAATGGGATGGAAAACAGCATATTATCAAAACACTTATGATATTAAAACTGATGAAGTAATTGAGGAAAAACCAAATCTACAAAATCTTCTTGAAGAACTTTCCAGTTCTGATGAAAGTATTTGTGAAAGTTGTGCAGTTTGAAAAATGATTAAATAATCTAGTGAAAGGAGGCAAGTATGGAGTTTAAAATTTCTTCTGTAGAAGAACCTAAAACAAACATTCAAGGAATGACTGTTTTTAATACTGAAAAGGTTGATACTAAAAAGTCTCCTATGTTTTTTGGAAAACCTTTAGGAGTACAAAGATATGATTCTTATAAGTATCCAGTATTTGATAAATTAACTCAACAGCAACTTGGATACTTCTGGAGACCAGAAGAGATTTCTCTTCAAAAAGATCGTGGAGATTATCAAACTCTTCGTCCTGAACAGAAACATATTTTTACTTCTAATTTAAAATATCAGATTATGCTTGATAGTATTCAAGGAAGAGGTCCTGGTATGGCATTTATTCCATATTGCTCTCTTCCTGAACTGGAAGCGTGTATGGAAGTGTGGGGATTTATGGAGATGATTCACTCACGTTCATATACTTATATTATCAAGAATGTATATTCAGATCCTAGTGAGGTATTTGATACTATCATTGGCGACGAACGTATTCTAGAGCGTGCTAGAAGCGTCACAGAGTCATATGATGATTTTATTCAATCAGCACAAAGTTATGGAACATCTAGTGATTGGATGTTTAGACTTGAAGGAGTACAAAACGCAAGAGAAACACTTGCTGACGTTAAAAGAAAACTGTATAGAGCAGTTGCAAATGTGAATATTCTTGAAGGTATTCGTTTTTATGTTTCGTTTGCTTGCTCTTTTGCTTTTGGCGAACTTAAACTTATGGAAGGATCAGCAAAAATTATTTCTCTTATTGCAAGAGATGAAAATCAACATTTAGCACTTACTCAAAATATTTTGAATAAGTGGAGAGAAGGTGATGATCCCGAAATGCAAAAGATTATGCAAGAAGAAGAAGAGTGGACTTATAAAATGTTTGATCGTGCTGTAAATGAAGAAAAAAAATGGGCAGACTATTTGTTCAAGGATGGATCTATGATTGGTCTTAACGATAAACTTCTTCAGCAATACGTTGAATGGGTTGCTAATCGTAGATTGAAAGCAATTGGTCTAAAACCTCAGTATGATATTTCGGCAAATAATAATCCACTTCCATGGACTTCTCATTGGTTGAATTCAAAAGGACTTCAAAACGCACCTCAAGAAGTGGAAATTGAGCAATATTTAATAGGAGGTATCAAACAAGATGTTACCAAAGATACTTTCTCAGGATTCAAACTATGATGAATGGTGCGAACAGGAAATTCTAAATGCTTATAAAAAAGCAGCAGAATGCGATGAGTTTATGTTTGGAGATTATGACTATTGTAAAGAATGGTTAGGTACAAATGACTACATAGAGGAGGAATAACCTCCTCTTTTTTATGTCTAAAAATCAAATAACAAAAGAAGAATTAAAAGTTCGTGTTTTAAGATTAAAAAATAATTTATATAATGAGCATATAAGGCACGATATGGATATGAAAGGACTTGCTCATAAATACCTGAACGAAGTTCTTGATATTATTGATGAGTATAGATATTGACTATGAAAATCCATGGACTTATAATGGAGTTCCATTTATAAGTTCCAATATTGAAGATTATTACGGTTTTGTTTATTTAATAGAAAACAGGTTAAATGGAAGAAAATATATTGGAAGAAAATATCTTTGGCAATTTAGAACTCCAAAAGGTAAAAAACGTAAAGTAAAAACAGAATCAAATTGGAAGGAATACTATGGGTCTTGTCCGGAACTTAAAGAAGACATTGACAAATTTGGCAGAGAAAATTTTAGTAGAACTATCTTATCATTACATAAAACAAAGGGCAAAACAAACTTTGGAGAAACAAGTCAACTCTTCAAGCACGATGTCCTCACAGAATCCCTTGACAGCGGAGAACCAGCATTCTACAATAGCAACATCTTGGGAAAGTTCTACCGAAAAGACTACTATGATTACAAAGACTGAAGATATTGTTGCGCACGTAAGAACTTGGTCTCTTGACCGTGCTGCTGATAAAAAGGTTTCTAAAGAGGATGCCCGTGCAATCCTTGCAGAGTTTTATGAGTGGATCGAACCAGAGGATGAAGAAATCGAAATCGTTTCCTTGCAATCTATGGATTGACAAATCCTAAATATTAACTTATAATGCTAAAATC